TACTTGTCTACAAACTCATTTGCTTCTCTAAGTGTCATAGGAACAACAGAAAAGTTATTGCTCATCTCTTTTTATATCTATTCCTTAAATAAGTCAGACTAATTGGCATCTCATCAAAGCTACCGTTGTTTACTTCATTTAACATCCAGATACCTGACCAGCTACCATTAGTCTGAGGTGTCAAGTAGTCCTCATCGTGTTGGTAGCAAATACCTGCAAAGATACCAGTGATTCTAGTGTCATCAGCCCTCTTGCTAAACGCTATCGCTCGATCTTGAACGTGTCCCATAATACAACTCATGTGTTTCTTCTGTAGTAGTAGACCTGGGTTAGTAACTGATCTACCCATAACACCTGATGTAAAGTAGTGACTGTAGGCAATGTTATCTATGACCTTGACATCTAAGAAATCTTGTACTTCCCAACCATACTTACTGAGGTTAAAGTCGTTGTATCCTATCAGACCTTCTAGCTTCCTATCAGACTCAATAGCTCTTTGAATCCTTTGTTCATGATTCCCAATAAGAAAGACAAGTTTAGGTTTCCACGATTTCTTTCTGTTTCTTTTTAGTCTGTTGACTTCTGCAACAATAGGCTTCATTAATTTATCCATTGCTATGTTGCCTGCAATGATGTCGTTGTTGTATGTCCTACCTTCAAAGGACTTTTTACCAACATCATAGATTGACAGACTTGGCATATCCCAATGATCTCCTAGATGGACAATAACATCAGGCTTCTTCTCTGCTGCATACTTACCTACCCACTCTAAATGTCCATTAGGATAACCAGGTTTACATTGGGTATCAGGTATTACTAGGTGTCTCATGCTGTTCCTTTAACAGTTGTATGAAGTATTCTGCATCAATTACGACCAGTGGTTTAGAGTGATTCTGTTTGACAACTAGGACAGGTTCTCTATCTTCAGGGCAGTTGTCTGAGGCTTGTGAGTAGAAGGCATACACAGCAATAGAGTTTCTAGACTTACACTCTACTGATATACCTAAAGTATCTCCTGCCTTTTGAGAAAACAAAATGTCTTCTCCTCCTGCACCCATGCTAGTAGACCTTACGTCTTCCTTAGAAAAGGCAAACGTGTCAATGATCTTGTCTCTAAACCATTGCTGTAGTTTTCGACCTTTAGCTTTTGCGCTTTGGGTTTTGATTGCTTCCTCCTTAAGTTAACTTTGGAGTCCAGATTTCCCCAGCTTTCCTACGAATCCATAGTAGCTGTGCTCGTTCAGTTAGTAACTCAAGGTTATCCTCATACGCCTGTAATACGGCAGCGAATAATTGTCTCTCGTTCTGACATTCCTCCAGTAATTTACCTGCTTTGACTGGACCAACACCTTTTAACCCAGGTATGTTATCCACTCGATCGCCAGTAAGTATCTGAAGGTAAAAGTTCTTGATGGCTTCCTTCTCAGTAATGTAATAAAGATTGTCCTTGACAAAGTTGTAGTGCCATCCCCTCAACATATCAAGGTCTTTATCAAGCGACATAATGCAAAAGGCACCTGCCCTCATTTGATAGGCAGCTATACCAATTGCATCATCCGCTTCCTCACCTTCAACTAACTCAAAGCCCCACTTCTCAGTGAGGTAGTTACGCAGAGTCTCATAATGATTAGGCTTTCTAGCGTCACTACGATTCCCTTTGTACTCTTTCTCGTTAGCTATCTTATATCGGAAGTTGGATCGACCAGTGATGTAACCAGAGTAGTCATCAACATAGGTAGGTGAGATTAAACCCTCAATGTAATTACCCATGCGACTAACTGCAAACTTCTCATCGTCATCATCACTAGCGAATCCAATCCGATACACTAGGATATCACCGTCTATCAGTGCAGTTGCATTGTTGAGAGACGGCGCACCCATACTACAGTGCCTCTTGTACTAATGCGTCTGTAGGTTCGGCTATGTATTCAACCAAATCAGTCACAGTAATAGCAGAAATACCTGCGTTGATATTACCGTTGAACTTATTTTTATATGGTTTGATTACAGCCGTACACTTAGACCCGTTACCAATAACTTCCTCAATCTCTTGACCACCTGCGTCAAATGCTTTGATTGGGTAGTTCTTAGACTTAGGCGTGATGTAGTATCCTTTTTCATCATCATGGTTTACATCCAACATCGCCTGATCCTGTAATGCTTCAACGGCTTTATCAGATAGATTACAAATCTCTACTTGATACTTACCAGATAACTTATTAGGTTTATCTAGATTGGCCCACATTACATCACCTTTAATCTTAACTGGTTTCATTTAGTTCTCCTTAGCTTTAGTGTGTCGCTGCCCAATTAGCTCCTACTTTGAATTCCCCGTCCAAAGGGCAACGTAATTTCAGACGGATTCCTGCTTGACGGATGGCTTGCACTGCTAAAAAACCAACCATCTCCGCATCCTTTTCAGTTGTTTCAATCTGCCATTCATCATGCACATTAGCAACGAAACGGGCATTAATTTTACCATTAACTAACTTCCTATGCAAGATAATTAACGCTTGTTTCATAACGATTGCACCTGCACCTTGCAGTAATGTGTTGAGTGCTGAGTGCTGTGATCGGACAATCAACCTACGACCATCCAACCCAGGTAGCCATTCCTTCTCAGCCAATCGACTCACCTTGTCCTTAAGTTTCTGTAAGGCTGGAGTGTTCGCTAGGAAGCTATCAATTAACTTCTTACCTTCACGTTCTCCACCGCCTACAATAGCACCTATCTTAGCTGGACCAGCACCATACAGGAAGGCATAGATAAATGTCTTAGCTTGATCCCTTTGTGTCAGTCCTGCGGCTTCCATGTTCTTGGTATGGATGTCACCTTCCAGTATCTCTTTAGTGTAGGTAGGGTCTCCCATGTAGTGTGCTAACATCCTAAGTTCTAAACCACTAGCGTCAGCACCTAACAGTACATTACCGTCCTCTACTGTCCACATGGATCTACACTCTTCACCATACTCAGTCCCTACTCTAGGCACTTGGGCAAGGTTAGGGTTACTGTGTGTCATTCGTCCCGTGACTGCTCCATTGGTTCTGACCTGACAATGTACCCGTCCCCCTTCATCCACATTTTCAACCCACGATTTAACTTGAGCCACCCTTTTCTGAAGCAGTAGAAATCGCAGAAGACTAGTAGCTTCAGGTCTTTTAATAGTTTGTAATACTTTCTCGTCGACAATTACTGCTCCTTTCTCAGTGAACTTCTTAGGTTTCCATCCAAGACCCATCAGTCTCTCCGCTATCTGCTTACGGGAACCTGGGTTAAACACTTCAACTTTATCCTTTAATCTCCTACCAGTCTTGTCGCTGTATCGCTCAGTGACAATCGGTTTGAATATCTCTTGTAACTCAGACTCAATGTCTACAAGGCTTTGTTGCCAGACTGAAAGCATAGACATACACTTCGGTACATCTAGCTTGAATCCGTTTTCTTCTTGCTGTTTAACGATCTGAGCCACCTCATGCTCAAGATCAACTGACTGACCCCAGTCCAATAGATTATCAGTAAGATGCGTATATAGTGCATGAGTGATCTGAACATCTTGGATACAGTAGTCCACCATGTCCTCAGATAAACCGTTATCAAAGTCACTGAAGTCCCCTTTTTTTAGCCCTAGCCTCACGCCCCATGCATCGAGAGAGTGTCCTTTTTCTATCACGGGGTTTAGCAATCTTGACATAATCAATGTATCTCTTAACGGGTTCAAGTCTGTATTCAAACTCCACAGCTTCTTCAATACTGGTAAGTCGAACTTGATTATGTTGTGTCCAATCAAGAGATCGTCCGCGCTTACATATCTTTGTAACTCGGTCGCTGATTTCCATACTTTAATTTCTCCTGTATCTATGTCCTTAGTCACAGCACACCAAATGACAGTAGGATCTAAGCCATCAGTTTCAATATCAATCGCTAGTCTTTTCATGTCTGTAAGTATAATCCAAAGTTACCTAAACAAAAACCTACAAAAGTTATTGCCATCGCAGTTTGTCCTTTAGTAAAGAGATCAATAGCTATGATTAAATATACCACAGCTATAACTAATATTAACCAGCTTGACATATCGCTCTGCCTATTAGTTCTGGTATCTGAGGAACAACTGCATTGCCTAGTTGTTTAAGTCTGTCCACCCTACCGGAAACCCCATAAGCCACTCTACCCACATCGGGTTCAACTGCCCACCAGCATGAGTAGCTAGCGTCTTGGAGTTCCTTGCTAATTCTGCTGGTGATCTGCCATTGTCCTTGTAGTCCCTCGCTGTTGGAGTTGGAAACATTTCTCTCGCTACTGCTACTTCCAAGTTCTTGTGCGGATGGCTTGCTACTTTCGGAGTAAGTGTTGTTGCCATCGCTGAGTTTGCCCTGGGAGTAGGCCACAGTTTCGGATGTCTCACTTGATCCTGAAGTCTCAGTTGTCTCTGATGTCCTGACTCTCTCTTCCAGTTCCCCTTCGCCATCTCTTCCAAGACTTCCTGTGATACTGTCCCGCCTTGTACTGTCTCTGGGGTACGCCACAATCCAGATTCTGTCCCGTCTGTGAGGCGCACCAATACTGGCAGCGGTGATACAATGCCACTCCGCATCATACCCGATCTCAGAGATTTCCCTGAGCACTTGATCCAGTCCCCTAGATCGAAGGGCTGAGACGTTTTCAATGATTGCGTATTTCGGTTTGATTTCTTCAATGAGCCTTTTGAACTCTGACCAGAGTCCTGATCTTTTGCCTTCAAGTCCTGCTCCTTTACCTGCGAGACTGATGTCCTGACATGGGAACCCTCCGCAAATAACGTCAACTGTTTCTTCAATGTCTTCTCCTTTAAGTGTTGATACATCTTCAAATATAGGCACATTAGGCCAGTGCTTTTTTAATACCTGTTGACATTTCTTATCTACTTCACAGAAAGCAACAGTCTTCATACCTGCACGTTCTAGTCCTAAACTAAACCCGCCAATACCGCTAAACAAATCAAGCACATTCATAGCACATCCTCATCTAATCTTTCTGTCATCCTACCAGTATCTCGATTGTATAGTAATCTACAAGCCGGACCTGTCATACCACAAAACCTGTTCTTTAGGACTCTGACTTTAGTTGTGTGTCGTTCGTCTTCATTATCAGCTTGACCGTTACGTTCCAGTCCAATAATCATGTTAGGAATCTGACCAAGTGATTGACTACCACGCAGCTGACTCATTGATGTAACCGCACCTTCTTCGTGTCCTTTACCTTCTGGACGTTTTAAGTGAGACACAGCAAACAAACAGATACCTGTTTCTTGTACCAGTTCTCTCAGTTTGTGCATGATCTCATCAATATTCTTACGCTCATCTCCATGCTCTTGTGAACCTACAACAATTGAGACGTGATCCAAGAAGATATACTTACAGTCTAACGCTTTAGCCATGTACCTTACTCGGTTGACAATACGACTTACTTCGCTTGAACCAAAGTGATCTAAAAGAAACAGTCTACCTGTGCCTAACGTAGCATCAAAGGCATCTCTCAACTCATGCTCAGTCGCTTCTACATGTGGTAAGTGCAGTAGTTTGTTAGCCTTCAAAGACATCATTGACCTCGCAGTAGTCCTTACTGACTCCTCCAAGAACATCAGACCTATGTTGTCTTTAGTATTGTTGAGTATGTGGTAGACCAACTCACGCATGAACTGAGACTTACCCAGTCCTGAACCAGCAGTACAAAGTACAAGTTCCTGTGGTCGTATCCCGTAGGTTAGTTTATTTAGACCACCAAACGGATAGTCAACTAGGCTTCTCTCTACTGGTTGGTTTACCTCTTCCCAGAGTGTAGAACCATCGATGATACCGTCAGGTACAAACCGTTCAGACTTCCACCAGGTGTTGTTGAACTGCTCCACCAGATTCTTTTGTAAGTAGTCGCTTGCATCTTTGAAACCTGGATCGTGTTTAAATACTCTGACCTTTGCTCCAAACAATTCAGCAACTTGCTTGGCTGCATCTTGTCCTTGTGGGTCGGCATCAAAACAAACATAGATATTCTCAAACGAATCAAGATAGTCATAGTTTTGTTTGCAGTCTGCTAATGCTGAAGCTGCACCGTTACGGACACTTACTGCAGCGTAGGTACTACCCATCAACTGAAAGGCAGACAGCGCATCAAACTCTCCCTCGCAGATTGTGATTGTCTTCTGACCACTAGGAAATAGAGACTGACCAAACAGTTTACCTTGTCCCCATTGACCTTCTGTCCAGAACTTCTTTTCTGTACTGCTTCGCCTCTTGTAAGCAACGATGTTACCGTCACCATCTGTGTAAGGAAAACAGTAACTACCTTCACTCTCAACGACACCAAAGAATTCAGTAGTTGCTCGATGGATGTTACGACTAACTATTGTCTTTGCTTTACCTTCTATCTTGGTCAGCAGTTTACTGTTGTCAACAACTCTGACTCTAGGTTTACCGTCAGTCATGTGAACAGCTTTACAGCCAGAACTGAAACACTTTGTACCCCAATCATAGACTGTTAAAGCATCACTACTTCCACAGTCAGGACAAGGTTGGTGGGTAGCTATTTGGACACCCATTATCCACTCTCCTTATATATATCTATATATATCTATATAGAGTTAATTAACACTAGGTAGGAAAACCACTACTACTTAGAATGAAATAACAATACTAATTAATACTATTTGATGTTTTACCACTAATAGTTGAAACTAAATCTAACTGCATAGACATTTCTATTAAATCCAATAAGACCTTTCTATTACCATGTAGAGACATTAATTCAACTACATCCGCTAGGGTTTGGTAGTAGTGGTTTTCCTCCATAGTCTGCTCGTATTCTTCTTGACTCATGCTTTGTCCTTTTTAAGTGATAAATCCCATTCAACTTCGGTCACTAGTTTACCATCAATAAAGAATTGCTTGGTGTTGTTAGTCCATATCAGTTGATACTTCAGTTTACCTTCCCTGAATATCTCAAAGACAGTTTCAATGTCATCATCTTTCGTTCCAGTAGTCGTCATATTCGTCCTCTAAGGCGTTTAAATTGTCTTCGGTATGGTCTACCCTTACCTCATCCCCGATCGTCGCTCTATCGTCGCTGTGGTGCTTCAGATCGGGTCTATCAAGCAAGAGTATGTCACCCATATCTGAGTCGGCCAGGCAATCGTTACATAATTCAACGAACTGGTTGTTCAGATTCTTACGGGTAGACTCATAGTCGTTAAGTTCTGAGTCGCAGCTAATACATCTCATTCGAACATGTACTCCTCATACTTCAACTCGATGGCCTTGTAATACTGTTGCTCTTCAGTCATTTCCTGCCATCCTTCTAGGCTTCGGTACTGTCCAAGATACTGCATTACTTCTTCGTGCTCCATCTCCCAGACCTCATCCCAACATCGATCCATCAATTCTTGGTTTCCAATGTGACTCATGCTGATCTCCTTGTCGCTTTAGTTCCTCTATAAAATTCTTTCGCATCGTTCCATCCTTTGATGTACTCCAACATTAAATCACCCGTTAAATTGTGTTGTTTGACACCATCCTTCACGCTGTGTGGGTCTAAGTCTCGGTCAAATAACCAATCGTCCCAGCCCCTATCGTATGGGCTACCTATTTCTTTATTCATTCGTATGTCCTTTCTATTGTTGCGCGTACACCGTATCTCTCATAGTTTACGCGGTTAAAATACATCCAATCATCATACCCGTTTTTCGCTTCGTCCCAGGTTTCGTACTCGTTCGTTGGGTACCCATCAATACACAGTTGAAACTTAATGTTAGCCTCAATGTGGTCAATATCCGCTTGATACGCAGTAGCATTATCAGGATCTTCTTCTTGCCATTTCCTGAGTTGAGCCAACTCTTCTGCTACCTTGTCAAACTTACAATCGTTCTCCTTCGGCATGTAGTGTGGCATTACTTTCCTTTCGTCGTTGGTGAGAACAACCACAAATCTAGCACATCGTGCACTCTAATGCGAGTGTTGGGATAAAGAGGCTTACCAAAACCTCCCTTCTCCCTTGCAGTTGATTTCATTAAAATCGCACGTCGCTTCTGTCTAGCCTTAGAGTTCATACGCTAAACCCCATAGCATCCACAACATGACCCCAACGTGAATACACGCTAGGATCATTAACAGCCAATCGAGCCAGGTTATTTTTGTGCTCATTCTGTGCCTCCTATCTTGTCATATCCTGAACGTTCATCCTCTACCCGCAAGGCTTGTTGATACTCTCGCAGCGTCTCCAGAATAAACTCTAACCCATTTACTAGTGCTCCGTCGTTGATTTCCCGCGCACGTTGTAGGCACGCCATTGCTTCAAATTTAATGTCGTCTATGTGTCTCATTTTACGCTCCATCCCTGCTTGTAAGATTCCGTAGGCTTCCGTAATACTTTGCCTTCCTTAATGACTGGGAAGCCGTCCACGATTAAAAACATAGTGTCCATACCTCGCTTATGTCTAGTTGTTGCGACTGCGTAGTCATTGGCTGATCTATGGTTAAGGTTCAACTCCTCAGTTGCTTTTGTGTACCAGAAAAAATACTCATCCTTAAAATTCATTTTAAACTCCTTAATCTAATCTTGACTGTGAATATGCTTTTATCTTGTAACTATCCAAGACCTCACAAAAGGCTTTAGCATACGCTAGCTTGCGCTCCATTGATTGATTGAATTCATGCACAGATACCTTATAGCCTCCTTCGTAACTTGAATAACCTATGCGATTGTCCTTTAAGAACTTAACAAATTTACCTCGCGCAGGTTTAATCCAGACATACGCAAAACCACAAACCCCCTCGTTGATAGTATCTCGTCGTATGTTCCCGTTACGATCCGTATAACGCACCGTCATAGGTTCTGGAGTGCTCCGCATCCCTGCTTTAATTCCGGCTTCGTGCGCTTCGTTATAAATTTTTTGTTCTTTAGACATTAAATTCTCCTTCTATAATTTTAGTTGATAACTTTCTGATTCTCTCTATGCCTTCGTTCAAGTTGTCTTTGTATTCGTAAATGAACAAGGGATTTTTTCCTTCGTGCCACCCTTCGCCCTCATAATACCCAATCAGTAAACCATCCTCAACACTTGGGATATCTGATCCGCTTAAGTCTGTGAGGATAACGTCATACTTTATTCCACCTACTAGAGCAGATTCACCCATAGCGCGACAACCTCCGCCAGTATCTAGTGGGTAAAAGTTCTCTAACACCTCCTCAAGTTCTGATTCTAAATCTCCGGCTAACTTCTCCTCACAGTCAAAACATACTACAAGGTCTTGAAAGTTTGCAGTTTGTCGCTCGTCAGTATCTTTCCCGCAATGTCCACAGTTAAACATTAAACTCTCCTTCTTCGTTGATAAACATAAAACGTGAGATAGTCTCTCGCATTATCTCGTAATCTTTATCAGTTACCGTAAACGGTGAGTGCGATATTTCATAGTCTAGCGCAGTCTCTAACCATTCACAGTAAATGTCTTCCGCTTCTCCATAAGTGTCTACACTTTCGCTTACTTTTGGGTTGTCATCAGCATAACCAGAATACACGCTCACAGAATATTTCATTGTTCCGCTCCTTTTGCAAATTGACGTTGTTTTTCCTGTTCGTAATAAGTCGCTAGTTCATCAGACAATCCGTAATACTCACGGATATTTGTAACTTCAAATCGTCCACATTCAGACAAAAACGGGTTAACAATTTCATACCCTTCAGTAAAGAAGGATTTATCAAAAACTAAATCATCTATTGTCATAGCAATCTCCTTATTTAGAATTGTGTGAATACAAGCGTGTTGTTAGTTCTCCCGCAGTAAATCGTGTTCTGTAATAAGAACTCTTCTGCGTCGTCTAGTGTTTCAAACTCTTTATCGTATGATTCGTTTAGTTCTTCTAAATCCATTTCAACATACTCACAACAAAACGCCACCACGTCCAATTCAAACTCAAATTCTCCTTCTGTATCATGTTCGTATTGCTCTAGAAAGGCAAACAAGACCTCTAAACCTTCGTATGTGAAATTGTTTGCATAAGTTCCTGATTGCCATGTTCTGAACGAATCTCTGAAAGTGTATAAATCTACTGTCTGCTTCATGTTTGCTTACTCCTTATAAATATATAAATGGGTTGTTGTTTGGTACGACTCAAACACTAGAGATTTTTCAGACTCTTGTAAACATAAAAATCCACTATGTCATCACTTTGCCATCAAATTGCCACTATGTGGTATCGATACAACAAAACCTGGATTGTGTGTCATTTATGTTACTGTTGCACCAGGACCACACCCCTGTATCATTTTTACAACCTCCCTAGTCTTTTTCTTTTGCTCTAATGGGCTGGATAAGCCACACATTCTTTCACAGTCTTGTGACTCTTATATAAGACTACTCAGTTACAAGACTACTCTTATGTCTTATATAAGACTCAATAGCCCTGGGGGGGAGGCATATAGTATATCTAGCTAGCTTCAGCTAGGCTAACAGACACAAAAAAGAAGAAAATGGGCATAATATTGCATAAATTCCATAGTATGAAACTAGAAAAAAGACATTTAGAATTAAGTGGTTGTGGTTTTCCTACACAGAAAAACATTTAGAGCTAAATAAGCCTAGTAAATAATTTAAAATAATACTTGACAAAACCTTAAAAATATGCTACACTCTCCACTATTGAGAACAAAGAGCAACTAGGTTGGAAACCCCCACTACTATTACCCTCTTTACCTCAATAGTTATTAAGGTAGTTACTAATTCGTACTATATTGTGTTGAAAGGATAAACATTTTGTCCCTTGAAGACCCTAAGCCTGTAAAGAGAGGGCGAGGTAGACCTAGAAAAACTGAAGTAGAAGCAAAAAAGAAACGAAATAAGGTTGGACGTCCACCAGGAGAAGCCGCGAGGATCAAAGAGTTTCATGCTAGGTTGTTAGCAACAAGTGGTGAGACAGTAATCAATACGATTATTAAGAAAGCACTCGATGACGATGACAAAGATCAGGTAGCTTGTCTTAAAATGTGTATTGACAGGGTGCTTCCGATGTCTTATTTTGAAAAGGACAAGGATGCTAGAAGAGGTAATGTATCTATTCAGATTTCAATGGTTGGGGATGCGAAAGCAATTGTGGATCAGACAGAAGAGGAAGAACAAGATTATCAAGATGTTGAATTCGAGACGATAGATGTCCGATCTGAAGATTAAATTACTTCCTTGGCAACAAGAAGTCTGGACTGATAACGCTAGATTCAAAGTTATAGCAGCAGGAAGACGTACAGGTAAAAGTAGGATGGCAGCGTGGAGACTAATAGTTTCTGCGTTAGAAGCAAAGAAGGGTCATGTGTGGTATGTCGCCCCTACGCAGCAGCAAGCTAGGGACATTATGTGGCAACAGCTACTGGAGTTAGCACATCCGGTAATAACTAATAGTCATGTAAACAACATGCAGATCACATTAGTTAACGGATCTGTCATATCGTTAAAAGGTGCTGACAGACCTGAGACGATGCGAGGTGTAGCTTTAAAGTTTGTCGTACTCGATGAGTATGCAGATATTAAACCTACAGTATTTGAACAGATTTTAAGACCTGCGTTGGCTGACTTGAAAGGTCATGCAGTTTTTATAGGAACACCGAAGGGACGTAATCACTTCTATGATATCTATAAGCTAGGTCAGAGTAGTAGACCAGAAGCAAAGGATTGGAAGAGTTGGCACTTTACTAGTTTTGATAATCCATTACTAGATAAAGAAGAAATTGAAGTAGCTAAGAACACCATGTCTACGTTTGCATTTAGACAGGAGTTTATGGCTAGTTTTGAAGCACCACAGTCAGACTTATTTAAAGAAGACTGGGTGATAATAAAGGATAAAGAGGAAGAACCGGAGCATGGAACTTACTATATGGGGGTTGACCTTGCAGGTTTTGAAAACGTATCTTCTCAGGCAAGTAATAAAAAGAAGTATCTAGACCAGACAGCTATAGCCATTGTCAAGGTAGGCGATGACAATAAATGGTGGGTTGATAAGGTTGACGCAGGAAGGTGGGATATTAAAGAGATATGCGAGAGGATTCTAAATCATGTCCGCTTATACGACATACAAGTAATTGGAATCGAAAAAGGTGCATTAAAAAGAGCGTTGATGCCATATCTCACAGAGATGATGCTAAAGCAAGCAGTTTATCCCAGGATAGACGAAGTAGCTTTAGGAAACAAAAGTAAGGTCGATAAGATTATTGGTGCTTTACAAGGTAGGTTTGAACATAAACAGATAGAGTTACGCGATGGAGACTGGATACCAGCATTTAAGGACGAATTACTTAACTTCCCTACTACTGGCGTACACGATGACATGGTTGATTCTCTTAGTTTGATAGCACACATAGCTAATGCAGCAGTGTATTTTGAAGACTACGACGATGATTACGAACCCTTAGACATAATATCAGGATATTAATATGGCTGATGATTACATGACAAGTCTTTTAGAAAGACTAGGAAGAAATAAGAGTGCTGAAGGCATTACACAAGACCCTTATGCTAATGTAACACCAGAACAAGCTAAGATGGTTGGAGAGTTTGCTCCTGTTACTGGAGAAGCTATTGGAGCTTATGATACTTACAACTATGCTAAAGAAGGAGACTACTTAAACGCTGGTATATCTGGTGTTGCTACACTTGCAGGTGCTTTGCCTGGTGTATTTGGTCTTGGCGGTGTAGTAAGGCAAGGAGTAAAAACAGCCTTAACAAAAGCAGCAACATCGTTAGATTTACTTAAAGCTAAACCAAAACCAATGGCATCATCAGATTCAAACGCTTTTGAAGTTTTGAATATTACAGACGATAGTAAAGAGGCTTGGAGAGATGCTAATAGATTACCTAACAAAAACAAACCTCCTGAAGAAGCTAGACAGGCTTTAATAGAACAAGTAAAACTATTAGAAGAAGGAAAAAGCACTCCTAATGAGTTTAGAAGATATGTTGATACGGAAACTCCTTACTTTTTGCATGATTCCGTACCTGAAGTAGATTCATTTGAAAGAATAGCTAATAGTCTTCCACAAGAAAGTTCAATTCTTAGAAATGGAATTATAGGTGTTAATAAACAAATACCAGAAGGAACTTTTGTAGGCTCTCGTTATGATGTTAGGGCATTTGAAAATTTTGGAACGTATGTAGGGACAATACACGATCCTGCTAAACAAGGAAATGTATATGGTTATTCTCCTACAGCAGCTTTAAAAAATGTTGTGTTTGAAACAAAAGAAGGTGCTTCTTTAAAAATCGCAAAAGGAGGTCAAAAGTCTCCTGTCATTAGAATGGAAGGAAACTGGGTAGAACATTCTCCTGAAGAGTTAAGAGCACTTGCAGTTGAAGCCTTAGAACAAAATAAAAACTTACCACTAGCAGAACAAGAGTGGGTTCAAGTAGCAGTTAATCCAGCTAAAGGAGCAAGTTGGGTAGCTTTAGAGAAAACAACAGACGGTGTAAGAGCAGTACCTATTACAGGTGCTACTGAAGTGATACAAATAGGTAAATTAGTAATGGCTAAAAATCCTAAGTTAAAATCTTGGGATGATTATTACAAAGGAGCTTCATTTGCTATTCCTGTTGCAGGAGCAGTTGGAGTTGCAGCAGGTGTAGGGATGCCGGAAGAATCGATGGCTGCTCAAGATGATGAGATGTATCAGAATCCTTTATTACAAGACCCTTTTGATTACGTTGGACCTTAATAGGAAATAATATGGCTGAACAATACAATGAAGAATTACAATCAGTAGAAGATTACGAAGTTACTGAGAGTGATAAAGAGCTAGTATCATTTGTAGTTGAACACTGTGACAAGTGGAGAGACTGGCGTGATACTAATTACGAACAGAAATGGGATGAATACGAAAGGATTTATTATGGCATTTGGGCCGCTGAAGATCGTACTAGGGATAGTGAGCGTAGTAAAATCGTTAGTCCTGCAACTCGTCAAGCTGTTGATAACAGGGTTGCAGAAACTATGGAAGGCTTTGCAGGCTCTGGTAAACTCTTTGAAATAGTCGATGACGGTTTAGATCAAGAAAGAGGTGATGTTGAGATTATGCAGAATCTTCTTTTAGAGGATACGCATAACAACGCATACATCAATAACATTACTTCTATTGTTAAGCTAGCAGAAATCTACGGTACTGGTATAGGTGAGGTATTAGTTAAGACTGAAATAGAAAGAACACCTACAACACAACCTGTTCCTGGGCAACAAGGAGTTGCTGCTGTTGGAGTAACCGAGCAAGAAAAGGTTGTAGTTAAAGTTAAGCCTGTACATCCTCGTAATCTTCTTATTGATCCTAATGCTGATGCAATTGATGATTCATTAGGTGTTGCTATTGAAGAGTACGTTAGTCTGTATCAAGTAGTTAAAGGTATTGAGTCTGGCGTTTATCGTAAATGCGACATTGAACCTCACTTTGAAGGCGATGACCTAGAAGTAGATAAAACAGAATCTACTGCCTTCCAAGACGATAAAGTCAAGGTTATGCGGTACTACGGTCTTGTCCCTAGAGAATATCTAGAACAGTTAGAAAACGAAGGCGATGAGGTAGTTGACTTGTTCCCAGAGGATTCTGCTGCCGATAGAGTAACTGATTTGGTAGAAGCTATTATTGTTATTGCTAATGATATACATCTACTAAAAGCAGAAGCATCTCCATACATGATGGAAGATAGACCTATCATTGCATATAGACCTGAGGTCCGTCCTGGACGCTTCTATGGCGTTGGAACGGTCGAGAAGGGATACAATATGCAGAAAGCTATTGATGCCCAACTACGGTCTCACATGGACTCTCTGGCGTTAACTACTGCGCCTATGATGGGTATTGATGCTACAAGATTGCCGAGAGGCATGAAGTTCGAAGTTAGACCTGGTAAAAACATCTTAACTAATGGTAACCCTGCCGAAATCCTCCAACCGTTTAAATTTGGTTCTACTGACGCTTCAAACTACGAAACAGCCAAAGGTTTTGAAGCAATGCTGTTACAAGCTACTGGCACACTAGACTCGTCAGAGTTGGTCAAGAGTGCAGCATCTACAGCAGGACAAAACAATGGTATGGGTATGTCATTGGCTATGTCAGCTATTGTCAAGAAGAACAAAGTGGCAATGGCATCGTTTCAGGATGACTTCATCATTCCTATGGTGAAGAAAGTTGCGTATCGATATATGCAGTTTGATCCTGATCGTTATCCAATGAAAGACTTTAAGTTTACTACGCTATCGTCTATTGGTGCTATTGCAAGAGAGTACGAGCAACAACAGTTGATTGGCTTGATGCAGACGCTTGGACCGCAGTCACCGATTGTTCCTATCTTGTTAAGAAGCATTATTGGTACATCAGGATTGATGAACAAAGAAGAATTAATGATGCAGTTAGATCAGATGTCACAACCTGATCCACAGGCACAAGAGATGCAACAGCAAGCACAACAATTACAAATGGCTCTTGTAGAAGCTCAAGCAAATGAACTAAATGCTAGAGCGCAAGAGTCCGCTGCTGATGCACAGGAAGCACAAGCTAGAGCACAGAAGTTGATAGTAGAGGCTTCGTTAATGGATGAGAAGGTTAAATCAGACATTATTAGAAATCTGTCAGCTAACATTAATGCTAAAGATTCAGCAGAATTTGAAAAGAGAGCTAAAGTTGCTGAGTTGTTGTTAAAAGAAAAAGATATGGACAGTAACGAAAGAATAGTTACTGAACAAATGCGTATGAAACAACAAAATAATGCTTGACAAAAACCTAAAAGTATGCTATAACAGTGGCTCATTATAGTAACTTAATTGAGGACTCCATATTGGATAAAGACCTGCAAGAGTATTATGAAGCAAGATTTGACATGATGTCAACTAAAGGATGGAAAGATTTACAGGTTGACATTGAAAAAGTAATAGAAGAAAGAAACAATTTACTGGCAACACAAAGTTTAGAAGAACTAAATTTTCGTAAAGGTCAGTTAGATGTCCTTCATTGGATTAGAACTCTAAAACAGATTTCAGAAGAAGCCTGGGAGCAACTAGAAGATGAGCAAAAGGATATTTGAATTTAGGTGCGGTGAAGGCCACACTGTAGAAAAGTATATTGACGAGGAGGTAAACACAATTGAGTGCCCTACTTGTCAGTGTGTGTCTCTTCGTATTATTTCTATGCCACGCATTGCGTTAGAAGGAGTGTCGGGAGACTTTCCAACTGCTGCTGATGCTTGGGCTAGGAAGCACGAGGAGGCAACAAGAATCGCCAACAAGCGCAGAGAGGGTTAGCGTCTGGTGATATTTTTTAATTCCTAGAATCACAAACGTGACAGGAGAATATATGGCTACATTTGAAGATCCGGTTCAAGAAGAAATTGAGTTTGACAACATTGAAGAACAGGAAACGGAAGCTCAAGAGCAGGTACAAGAACCTGAAGTAGAGACCAAACCAGAACCTGAGATTCCAGAAAAGTATCGTAATAAGTCTTTAGAAGACATTATTAAGATGCACCAAGAATCTGAAAAGCTGATTGGTAGACAAGCTCAAGAAGTTGGTGAAGTTAGAAAACTAGCTGACGAATTATTGAAACGGGAACTCTCTCAGAAGCAGTCTATTGAACCCCAAGAAGAAGAAACTGACGGTTCTTTAAATTATTTTGAAGATCCAGTAGGTGCGGTAAATAAAGCTGTAGAAAATCATCCTGCAATTCAACAAGCGCAACAACAGGCTTTTGAATACAAGCAACAGCAGGTAGCTCAAAAACTTAGGACTGAATTTCCTAATTTTGATGAAGTAACGCAAGATCAGCGATTTTTTGATTGGATTAAAGCGTCTAAGGTAAGAACTAAACTTTTTACTGAAGCGCACTCACAGTATGATTACGATTCTGCTGCGGAATTAATTTCGACGTGGAACGCAATGAATCCTGTGCAACAATCTACTCAAAACGATGAGATGGTTACTGAGTCAAGAAAGGAAACAGCTAAGAATTTGAAAACTGTAGCTGTAGATACTGGTTCACCTGCACCATCTTCAAGAAAAATTTATAGAAGGTCTGATTTAATAAATTTACGTTTGCGTGATCCCGCACGTTACGAAGCTATGCAGGATGAAATTATGTCTGCTTACGTGGAGGGACGTGTCAAATAATTGAAAGGAAATAAAAAATGGCACTAGGTACTAACCATGTGACCAAGACTACTGCGGATAAATTTATCCCAGAGATTTGGTCCGACGAAATCATCGCAGCATATAAGGCTAATCTTGTTGCTGCAAAC